ATGACTTGCGCCGTGATATCTTTCTGGCCCAAGCCGGCGCTATAAATCCCGGCCGGCGCTTCCGGCCAGTTACGCTTCAGCGCGACATGGTTTTGCTCGATCAGTTCTTTCACATGCGTCACCATTAAGACCCGCGTGTCGGACCAGTGTTCGAGTGCCGAGCGAATAAACTCGGCAATGACAACGGACTTACCCGTGCCGGTTGGCATCACCACGATTGGGTTTCTGTCCACTGTCTGGAGAAAATGATTGTATAGACCCTTGATTGCGTCGGTCTGGTATTCGCGGTTTTCAAACACCACCGTCCACCCACCTTTCTTTGTTTTTTAATTCGTAAACGACATTGATTCCTTCAATGTCCACTTGCTCGCCCGGCACCAGTTCGGGGATGTACCGGTGTAGCTTGCCACCTTCGCAGCAAGTATCCGGCGTGATCTCGATCGGCTCGCCCTCACGCGAACAAGTCCACTTGCCATCCTCAACTGGAGTAGCGTGAAGGCAAGTCCGACAGTTTCGTTCAGGCCACTGGCCCTCATAACAAAAGTCTCTGAAGTCGCACCAGTTGCAGGGCGATCCCTTAACCAGGCTATACGGCCTGTCCGGCGGTGCTTGCATCTCGATCAAGCGCTTTGCTTTATTAAGAATGCGCTCGCCGGCTTTATGATTGCGTTTGACGATCTCGGTGTGAAGGTCGTCATTATCCTTGTTCTTCGCCATGTATAAGGCGGCCGGCAGATCGCCCAAGTGCATATAGCTCTGCATCTGGTCGTAATGTTCCGGCTTTGATTTCTCCACACCCTCGCGCTGTAGCTTTCGGAAGCTCGCGGCGTTGTGGGTTTTGAATTCTACGAGATGCCATTCGGGCGACGGCAGCGGACCACCCTTTACGATCCCGTCCATCGATCCGCCAAAGTGGCCCGTGTCGTCGCGCACTTGCCATTGCCGGCCTGTGTCAGGATCAACATCGAGGACGGTACAGCCGATCCGGCGCAGATCAGCAACCATGCGCGGCTCCTCATGGTCGCCGGTCCGAAACAGTCGAAGGGTCCGCCCCTCGAACCGCACTGTCAGCACATGCCGGAAGCTCAACCAAACTTGACGTTCGCAAGGCCGGCCTATGCCAGAGGCGCCCATATGTTGGCGGCCTCCAGCATACTGATCCTCGGCATACGCATCGAAAATCATTTCCGGTATAGTTTTGCTAGGCAGCTTGGTCAAAAGCTTCACCCTGATCTTGGTCGTCCAAATCGGCGCAAATATTGGCATACGCCGCAAAATTGCGCTCATCATCTAACGGATCGTCACCAGCAATTACCGCCGGTAGCGAATGCCGCCACTCATTCATAACAAATTGCCATTTTCGCTGATCCATTATGCGGCCCTCTGCCAAGGTGCAGACGGCTGCGCGGCAGCTTGCTCAATGGGGTCAGCAGCGGCCGGCGCAGCAACTGGCGTAGCAGCTTCCGGCGCCGGGGCCGGCGGCGTGAACTGTGCAGACGGTTTGTTCCGCACAGGCATATATTTGCTGACCTCGTTTGGATAGTCGGGGTTTTGAGTCAGCTTGACCCGCACCACCAGCCGGCCGCCGAGCATGTCGTTTGTGTCGGTAGAGCCCGGCTTGCCAATTGCTTGCAATAGGTCATGCAATTGCCGACGCCCAATTTGCTCTACGATTTGTTTTTTAGGGCCGGCGTTGATGACGTTGATATTGTCGAACAATAGACGCCCGGTCACCTCGGTTCCGAGCCCGTCAGCCGCACCCTCGATTTCAAATCGTAGCGCAACCATGACGCCGCCTTTCGAGGTTTCCTTTATGTCGGACTCTTTAATGATGACCTTGTAATCGCCGCTCGGTATGGGCGGATACTCTTTCTTTTCTTCAATTTCTACGTCGAATGCTTCTTGTGGTAGCATAGCCATTAGGCGGCCTCCTTCTGAGTTTCGGGTTTTGCAAAAAATTCTATGTAGTCAGCAACAGCGCTGAACTCCATCGGCAGCTCCAACGGCATGCCGTATCGGTTCTTAGCCAGGGCGGACGGCCGTTCCTGGCAATACAGAACGCGGTCGCCTTGACCTATTGCCCTAACCTTCTTTTTATTGAAGCCCTGATCGTTGCTGGTCGTCGCGACTTTATAGTTCGCGAACAGCACCGCGTCGGAATGCTCTTGCACGATTGCGTTAGCAGCTTTGTGCAGCTTGATGTCATACCGGTCATATGATTCCGTCTCCGGATTATCAAACTTCTTTATCTGACTGTGAGCTGTTTGCACAATCGTCATACCCCGGTCGCGTAGATAAGTTATGGCGTCGATGTACTCGCGCCACAGTGCTAATGCCGATATGTAACCTTTGCCATAGCCGGGCTGTTCAATGTCGCTCCATTCATGGTTCTTACAGGTTTGCGCCCAGATCAGCGGCTCTAGCCAATCCAGACTATCGATGACGAGCGTCTCGAAGCTATGCTTCTCGGTGGCAAGTACGGTCAGCGCACCAACTACATCACTGAACGTTGCCATCTCCTCTTTGGGAAACGAGTCTACTTTAATAGTGCCAAGACCATCTTCGGTACAGATCACCACGGGGCTTGGAAAGCTGGTTGCAAGAGTCGTTTTACCAATCCCGCTTACGCCATACGTCACCAGGATTGGCGACCTCGGCTTGCCCGATTTAACGAGCGTCTCTAATGAAATACTCACTCTCTCACTCCTTCTTAATTGACATTATCACAACTCCACGTATTGACATTACGGTTGAGATTGTGCTTCTGTCAATAAAATAATGCTGGTAAATGTGATTTACGCAATATAATGTGGACAATGTAACAATGGTTGAGGAACACACGGTGAATAGCGATTGGTTCAGAGCGCAGCTGGCGAGCAGAGGCAGCAATCAGGCTGACTTAGCCCGGTTCCTTGGCCGCGATCCATCGGCGGTTTCGTTGATGTTAAAAGGCAAGCGACGCTTCCAGATGAAAGACGCGGAAGATATTGCGTCTTACTTACAAGCGCCAGTCGAAGAAGTATTAAAGGCCGCCGGCATTCCGCTTGCAGAACAAAAAGCAGAGGCCGCCGTGCGCGTTAAAATTGTCGGCACCTGCAATGGCGAAATGCTTGTGGACATGCGGCCTTCGACCGTTGCCATGATCGACGGTCATCGTGATCTAGGCCGTGATAGTGTTGCTATTAGGATGCAGACGCTTGGGTCCGCGGCGAGCTATATGGATGGCTGGGTGCTGTTCTTTAGCCCCTCGAACGCAATCGATCCCAGCATGGTCAATCAGATGTGCGTCATAGAACTCACCACAGGCGACCGACGCATTGGTCAGCTGCAACGCGGCTACCAGAGCTACACATATAATGTCGTTTTGCTAGGCGGCGGAACCATTGAAGACATCGAAATAAAATCAGCAAACCCAATCACATGGATCAAAACATAGCTTTTTTTTACGACCCAACTGGACAAAAACGCAAGAATAGGAGTAAATTGACAATGACGAAACATCTTACACCGCAGGAATTATCTGACCGATGGGGTGGTGCGATAAAAATTACCACTCTGAGAAACTGGCGCAACACTGGACGAGGCCCGACCTTTATTAAGCTAGGCTCAAAAGCCGTATATCCAATCACCGCGGTGGAAGACTACGAAACCATAAACCTCATAGATAGAAAGGCAGCGTAAAATGCGCGGTAAACAAGGATACGGCATGAAGGGCGGCAAAAAAATGGCACCCAAAAAGCCCATGAAAAAACCTATGAAGAAGAAGAAGTAATTTTGCGAACGAGAGCGGCCCAACCTTGTAGGGCCGTTTTCTTTTCTTCTAGGTATTCATAGCGATCGTAAACCCCAGTGACCTCACTGTCTGTGTGCCCTAAGACACGCGCCACGATAAAACGCTTTGACCTTTGATCGCCTTCCAGAACGCGGCCGCTAATGTTGGTCGCGGCAGTCCGGCGCAAATCGTGTGGCGTCCAGTGGGCGATATCCAACAAATCGCCACGGGTGCGGATTTTATTATTCAGCGTATTCGGCAAAACGCTAGCGTCTTTCCGAGGCGAAATAAAATATTCCGGCCGCTCTGATCTACGAACAGAGCGCGAGTTAATCTCATCGACGCCATCAAGGATCGCCATCACCTGATTAGACAGAGGCACAAAATGAGCGTTGCCGCTTTTATGTACTTCCTTTGGAATCGTCCAAATCCTGGTGTCAAAATCAATTTGATCTTTGCTGATCTGGCAGCACTCACCAGAGCGCTGCGCCGTCAGTAACAACAGTTGAAAAATATATTTGGTGGTGTCGCCCAAGTTGTTCGAGGCTACCGCAAATCCGTCGCTCTCTGTCCACTGCCAGAACGCCTTGATTTCTTTGTCGCTCAACACCCGATCGCGTTTGTTTTCGGGCGCCGGCTTTTTGAGAAGGTAACACGGCGATACTTCGATCAGACCCCGCTCGACCGCCCAGTTAAACATTCGTCGCGTCACCTCGAACGTGCGGTTTGCCACGACCGGTGACCGCTTGCGGACAGTATCTATGACCGTTGCTATATCCGCTCTTTTGATATCGGTCAGCAGCACGTTTTTAAATGCCGGCAAAAGATCACGGTTAATCATTTGCTCGTCCTTACGCCAAGTCTTCTTGTTCACCTTGGCATATAGTTCAATATAATCATGTGCTAAATCACGGAACAATTTGGCTGCGATCCGCTCTTGCTTCGCTGCGGCTGGGTCTATCCCAGCTTGCACCTTGATGCGCATTTCCGCTGCTTTTATTCGAGCCACTGCAAGAGTCATAATAGGGTATTCGCCGATCTTTGGCCGGCGCTGTATCGTTCCGATCCTATAGACGAAATAAAAAGACCTTTTTCCACCAGCCCAATGACGATACTGTAGACCTTTCACTTGATCATCGTACATCCCGTCGCCGGGTACGGACTCTTTTATTTGTTTATTGTTCATACTTTTCCAGGTCACAATCAGGTCACAAAAAACGGTGACGCAAAGTCTATTTAAAACTAATTTAGTGACAGTTCATTCCCTCACAATATATATAACCCACTTTAATACAATAGTTTATTGCACTTCAGTGTGAACCCGGTTAGATTAGGGTGATGAGCATTTCGCAAATTTATCCGGCTGTTAACCACCTTGTCGCAGGTTCGAGTCCTGCCCGCGGAGCCAATAAAATCAAGCACTTAGCGCGTAATGCGCTGAGTGCTTTTTTGTTCCAGGTCACACATAGGTCACACGGGCGTACCGGCTGGTGGGTTTACATTTGCTCATTTGAGCACTTTAATCTTAACCCAATGGGGGAATGAAAAATGTCAAAGCATAATACTTGGGACAATCAAGCACAGTACCTAGTTAGAAAAAAAAAGAGACTACTAAAAAAACGTTACGATAACGCCAACAAGCTAAAAAGCACGCCAACCTTTGAGAACCTTGACTTGTCAAAGATGCCGGATTTAATGAGCATTATCAAAGCCAACCGCTGGCAGCTGCACGCAAAGGCCGCAGCGTTAAATTTGGCGGTTACTCAAAAGAGGTCTCATTCATTCAAACCAAACGATTTGCAACAATTTACGGGGCAATCAGATACCTACCTCGCGATAAGTCGTGCCGCGTTAGTTGTCTACAGCACCGGAAATCCCATCACCGCAGCGGCATGCGCGAATATTGTTAGCGCTTTGGACATCCACAAAACAAGCGTTTACAGGTACTTGCGAGAGGCCGTTGACGCGGGTCTGTATAAAGAAACAGAAAACGAAGGCGGCGTGACGGCATATGAATTTACCCAAGAGTCGAGCGAGCAACAATTTGATAATCTACTAGAACTAATTTTTGACCCGGTAACGTTTGCCTATGTCCAAGCGCTGCACAGAATCTACGGTATGGTTCGCATGCAGTCAGATAAATCTTATCGCAGCTTCGAGACCGCCATGGAAACTCTACTGACATTAGTCGATGATTAAAAAATAAATAGAAAAAATAGTCTGCCAACACAAAATCGTGCGCTGTCGCCACACATACTGTAGTGACAGCGCACTCTTTTTTTGCTGTTAAAAAACGCAAATGTATATTTTTCAGTTAGTTGCATTTTTTATGATAACAAAAACAGAACAAATTAGTGGTGCACGGATACAAAAAAGTGGTGAGCGGATACAAAATAGTAGTGACGCACTACTTCGAGCAAGCTGTTAGTTAACGTATATTTACAGAATGGACAGCACCAAAAACACAAAGGTGATTGGCACGGCGACAGACTGCTTTTCAGTAACTCGCGTTCAGCGGTTATCGTCACACCTATACGTCAACTCTAACCAGGCTCCCGGCACTGTCGCAGTTTTGGGAACAGTGCCTGGCGGTCAATCGCCAGTCTTTTTTTTAGACCCTGCCGCAGAGTTAGCGCCAGAGTTGGCAATCGGCCAGTTTGGCTACATCAGGGCTCAAAATAATCAAATTTTTCTTGGTATTATTCAGATGACCAATGAGCCAGATAGCTTTGACATAACTGATCTCGCCGGCAACGAACAGATAAAGAATATTAAAGTGCGCTCAGTTACGCCAATCATGTCCGCTCAATTTGCCGCGTGATTTGTGACATGCACATTGCCTGTCTCCAGGTCAACATAACAAAGCACAACATCTAGCATTTTTTGAATGTCCGAGCGCACCCTTGTTATGCGGCTTTTTTTGCTGCGGCCTGTGTTCACTCGGCTACTTTCCGCTTTGACATCAGCGAGTATAATATCACCGCCAGCATCAACGGCTATAAGGTCAACCGGCCCAAATCCCAATATCGGTTTAAACACATAATAGCCCTCCCGCAAAAAGTGCAGAGCCGCCAACTCCTCTGCCACAGCGCCGGCTTGATTTAGCTTGTTCATCGCAGCCGATAAGGTCGCAAACCAGTGTCTTCCCAGTTAATTGCGCTCATCGATCCCTCGTAGGGTCGATACTCGGTTTTACTGGCAACACGCTTAACGTCTTGCTTCAGCTCATGTAGCTGGACCGTGTGATACAGCCCACTAACCGCACTTAGGACAGTGAACGGCAGACATCCGCCAGCGCAAAGGGCCAAGATGATTACAGTCAAACATTTACTTACTGTTATAACTCGCATTTTGCTCTCCATTTATTCTTTGTTCTTCAGCACTTGCCGCTTGTCGTAACTTCGAGCGCCCGAGTAGCCCAGATAACCGGCGCCGAATAACGCCCACAAACTGTCCGGTATTGCCGCCAATAAATCCTTAATATTGACTGCCGCCATCGCAACCTGGTCAGGCCACCAAATTCCAATGATGCCGCCCACAAAACACAAAATAATGACTAAATAGATAATGTATAAAAATGAGGGTCGAGCCCGGCTCGTCCAAGGGTCGGCGCTTTTAGCCTCGGCCACAATCGCACTCATTTGGATTTCATATCGCTGAAGATCAAGGTTTACCAACCTCGCTTTTGCTTTAGATTTTTCTTCCTCGGTTTCGAATAAATTATCTATTAGCTCGCCACCGAGCTTGCCAAGAATTGGCCCTAATATGCCTATCATCTTATCAATAACTCCATATTGCTGGCCGGTTGAGCCCAAAATTGTTTTCAAACGGCACACTGTCCAGATGTATAAAACGGCTATTCCATGCGCCGTTTTGTTTTACGCCAATGCCATGGATTGCGGAATTGTCCACTGCCAAAGCAATAATTTTCATAGCCTTTGGGCCAGCACAATGTACGTCAGCAGCTAGGCCAAGATGGTGCGCTCCGCCATGCGTTCCGCCTTTGTCAATTTTTGCCTGAGTAATCGGGTGCTGATTGGAGCGATAGCCGCTGGTTATGACCATTTGCTCGCCGAGCGCCTCGCGGATTTGTTCGAGCGCTTGTAAAAAATTGGCATCCATTAGCGCTTCGCCGCTGCTCGAACACGCGAACTCCTCGCGCTTAAAAAATTTTAGCTGTGAAAAATCAGGTTCCATTTTTAATCCTTCACTGGTATGTGCCGGCCATTGTGAATGTGCTCCAATTTTATCACCCGCTCTCGTAGCGCAGGGATGGTTTGCATTTCTAGAGTCGATAGACGAACCGCATGGTTTTCGGTTTCGCGTGTTGTGCGGCGCAACTGTTCCGGCGAATTAATTTCGCGCAAAACGTCGGTTGCTTTTTCAATTCGTTCTGTCGTCATGTTATTGCTGTCAAGCGCCGAGTCCAAAGAGCCAACTTTTTTTGTAATAACATCGATAGCTTTTTCAATTTCGGCAACCTTCTGGCGCACGACAACCATGCTCGCGACGACCGTACAAAGCGCGGTGCCAACGCTGAATAGCATGCGAAAATCGAGTTCCATTTACACACCAAAACTCAGCTGGTCGCCAACGATTACAACGCATATTTTGTTGTTGTGGTGAAGCGTAACAATAAAATCGTTGTCTGACCTGTAAAACAATATCGTCGCCTTTTTATCGTCACGATTTACAGATTCTGCGGTTGCAACCAAACGGAAACTATGACTTTCCATCTTGTCTTTAAAAAATTCTGGCGCATAGCACGGGCCGTGCAGCTGCATCATCGCGTCAGGTGGCGGCTGTTCTGCGCTCGAATTGCTAATTGCTACGAGCAAAAAAAACAAAAAGAATAGGCTGACTCTTTTATTAATCATCGCTCGACCCACGAGACGCTCTCTTCGTTCCAATAATATTTTCTGTCACCAGCCACACCTGGATATGCAACTGGTGGTTGCCAAATACAATTGTCGTCTAGCACCCAACTTGGAAAAGGTTGCGGTGCATAAAAGGCGTCTTTAATGGGATCGTATGTGAAACCGATTCCAGCGTAATTATATCGCATGTTATTGTTGTAGCTTGTCTGCTTCCAGGTTCCGCCCCAAAAATTACGGCACCAGGTTTCGCCGTCAGCTTCGTGCTCGTCAGCCACCACGCAAACCCGTAGAACAATATTGTTTTCGTCTAGCTCTGCAAAATGTGCCATTTTATGCCGCCTGGAACTGATATCTGATTATAACTACACCACTTCCGCCATTACCTGACGAACTTGTGTTTGGATGTCCCTCACCGCCACCACCGCCACCTGTGTTAGCTGTTCCGTTTGTTGGCTCCACGCCACTTTGGCCGCCTGCTCCGCCGCCACCCGCACCACCTGCACCACGGCCAGCATAGCTGCCGCCACCGCCGCCACCAGCGCGAGTCACAGATGATCCAGTTATACTTGACGCTAATCCAGCACCGCCATCACCTGCAACCACAGAAGAAGTACCATTTGAACCTACTGCTCCAGCACCACCACCACCGGCACTGTCACCGTTTCCTGTTTCACCGTCGCCTCCATCATTGCCCTGTCCTGATGTAGCTGTGCCTCCAGAAAATGCGGAGCAACAGCCGCTTGCACCGCCGCCAGAACCACCGTCTCGCCCAGCGTTTCCTTCGCCGCCGCCAGCACCTCCTCCATCTGAAGTAATGCTGCTAAACGTGCTGTCTGAGCCATCATTTCCGTTTCCGCTGGTTACACCCGCGCCACCAGCGCCAACCGTAATTGAGTACGACTGCTGCGCTACAGAGAAATTTGTAGCTGTCCGGTAGCCGCCAGCACCGCCTCCGCCGCCATAATCGTTTCCGCCGCCAGCACCACCACCAGCCACCACTAAATATTGTACGACTCTATCATCGCCTAATGTCGTGATTTCAAAAGTACCGCTGCTATTAAATGTGTGTACTTTAAAGTTTCCGTCTGTGGTGACGGTTCCGCCTGTAGCCTCGGTGAAGGTTTCGCTGGCAGTAAACCATGCACTTTCAGTAAACATCAGACCTACCCAAAATTTAATTGCGGCTTGCCGAGCAAAATCGAGTTGTCCGCTTTGATAAAATAAGGCACTACGTCATAATCGTTATTTGCAGATGACAAAGTAAGCCCCGCAGCGCCGGCAGTCTCGTAGTCGCCGTGGAGCGACAGAGTTCCAGCACTCGAACTCGACGGCTGAATGAAAATAATAACACCAGTTTGGCCGACTTGAGACGCTTCTGTCGTCGGCTCTGCCAGCGTGTTCGAGCTAGAAGCCAGCGTGATTATGAAATTTTGATATGTGTCAAAATCAAGGACGCCGCTAGTCGCTGACAGAGCGGCGGTGTAGGTACTCGGGACTTGCGCTTTGGTGAATGTTTGCTGTGCATTTTTCAGCACGATGTTCGCAGCGGCTAAAGAGGTCGCGCCGGTTCCTCCGCTGCCAACGGGAAGCTGTCCGCTGACCGCTGTTGCCAACGGCACCTGACCATATGCCGGGTCTGTCCCATCGCTAATTAGGACTCGGTTTGCCGCGCCAATACCTAGTCGCCCCGCTGAACTCGCACCGTGGACTAAAATATCGCCGCGTGTGGTTAACTCCGAGACACCTGTGCCAGTTTCCCCCTGTATTCCCTGCGATCCGGTATCGCCCTTGTCGCCCGTCCGCGAAAACATGACGCGAATACTATCGCCGTTTCCAAACGTGCCATTTGAATCGATATGCGTCACGGCAAGCTGAATAAATCCGCTACTATCTGTTAGCCCGGTAACGTGAAACACCGCATAGTTCGCCGGGGTTCCCGGCTCAACTAAGCGGAGCCATCCCTTAACGGTGGAGGTCGAATCATCCCAAGTTTTTAGCCAAGCCTCTATGTCTGGGTTGCCGGTGTCCGCCGTTGTGTCATCGATTGCTATAGCCGAAACGCTCGCCACACTTCCATGATTGTAGCGAAGCGTTCCGGCGCCAGGGTCCGCCATGCTGGTGCTGGTAGAAAACGTATATTTGGGATTGGCCGCTGATGCTTCGGCTGCGGCTGTTACTGCACTCGCAGCCGCCGCAGTGGCATTAGATTCCGCCGCCGTGATATTTGCGACAGTCGGCCCAGCAACGATCGCATCCGCGTCAGAGTTCCACGCTCCTATTACTGTGCCGGCGGTTGGCGCCGGCAGCGTTGCGTCGATCGAGGTCGCTGACGACACCGGTATCTTAATCGAGCGATCGACCTCTTCATCGATTTGCTGACTTAGGTAAACGCCGCGATCGAAACCCTGTTCTTGAACGTCAGGGAAATATCCGCCTTGGTTTTGCAGATCGATCGTTTGCGTTAACGGAAGTACTCGCTTGATCGTGATCTTTTCGTTCGATTGCAGCTTAGTTGAACCGCTGGCCGGCCATGTGATTGAGCCGGTGCCAGGATAGCTCGATACGCTCACCGAATAATTGCTAGTACCTGTTCCCTCAACCAGCGTCGATTCTACCCCTGACGAATTGGTGAACGTTACAACCAGGTCGGTGTTTGCAAAAACGGCAAAGCTGAAACTAAAGGATGTATTAGAAGCGTTTCCCGCGTATGAGATTTTTGCCAGCGTCGATGAAACAGTCATTTTATGCCTCGTTTTCCATACTTATATTTTACTCGTTGTCAACAATTGTTACAATGTCAACGTTTCACACATGGTTAATTTTTAAATGCAGACTTGTCAGGGTCGCGATAGCCAATAAGCCAATCGTACCAATCAACATCTTCGCCTTCTTCCATCTTAAAACCCGTTTTAACTGCGCGGTTGAGCTGGATCACTGGCAGACCCGCGCCGAACCCAACAATTTCAATAACTGTTTTCAGTTGCGCAGCGGTCATTTCTGGATCATCCTCATCAAAGGCTTTGCTTAATTGCTGAGTGAACCTGACAAGGCTGTCGCCCAAACTATCCATCGGCGATAACGAGTACCCAAAACCAACAGCAGCACCGCCAACCACATCACGCAAAAGCGGAACAGACGAAGCGCCAAAGTATACGGTTTTCATTGTTGTCCACTTCGCATAGTCCCATCCTGATATCTTGCCGTCTTCGTCTTCGTCTTCGTCGGGCCACTTGTCTTTGTATAAATTTTCGATGATCGTCGGCAGCGCCATAACAATAAACACTCTGGCGGCCATCTGCGGCACATCCGAGATGCCTTTAACGTCACCAACAATCTGCCGCTCAATGTTATAAAGCACGTTAAAAAACGAATAAAACATAAGCATCGGCGCCATTACTTCATTCATTTGAACAGCACTTAGGTCTTTAATTCCGCCGGCCGTTTGAGACGTCCTAATAATACTATCTGCGTAGTTAACCGCATCGCCCGGCGCCTTACCCTCTGCCAGACCCTTGTTATAGGCCCCTAGCCAGGTTGGATAATCGACCATCAGCACTTGCGCCCCAGCAATCACCATCAGACTAAATCGCTGAAATGCCTTGTAACCCCCCATCATCATGCCCTGACCTTGCGTTGTTTTAGCAAATCGACGTAATGCAAAGCTCGCATCGCGGTCAGTATTTAAAATTCGATATCGCATCTCGCCCGACAATTCTTTAATCATGCGGATCGATTGCGCTGGGTTTGAAATATATTGGAACATTCCAGCGATTAACCATTTGCTGCCAATTAAAATGTTATATTTTCCGCCCGGCCCCTGTGCGAGCGCATCAGCGCTGGTAAACAATCCCAGGCTTTGAGCAAGCCCGGTTGTAAAAGAAAAACCCATAATTGCGACTGTGGCATTGGAGCGAAAAATTTTGATAACATTTCCGAAAGTCTCATTCCTAAGTTGTGGGGCTTGATTGGCGGCAACAGCGCCCATCCAATTCTCCAACACCTGATAATATTCAGCGCCCATGGTTTGGACAATTGCCTTGTTTAAACGTTCTTGACCCAATAGCTTCCTTGTTGTCCGAACTGCTTCGTAGTGGGTGATGTAATGAGCAGTTTGCTCCAGCTTGTGGTGAATTGCAGTAATGTCCAAATCAACCGGCGCACTAAACCCCTCCGCCCTTTCCTTGGTCATTCCACTGAAAACACTTTCTTGATTCATTTGCGTTTGCATTGCTTCAAGAGCGGTTTTTTGTTCAATATTCATGCCCTTCGTTGACCGCTTGGGGTCATAAATCATTGGAAAATATCCACCGCTAAACTTGTAGGTCTTTCCATTAAACTCGCGCTCAAACGGCACAGCCTCAATTTTTTCTGGAGCGCGACCGTTTTCTTTGCGGAACACCGCTTCGACCTGTGGATACATTTTTTGAAAACTGTCCCAAACAGTTTGAACAAGCTGCCAGTCTTCGAGCGATAAATTATCCAAAATCTTATCTAATACGACTTCAGTCAACGCGCCAGAATCGTAAACATCTTTAACGCTGCCCTCGATCATCTTCTTACGGTTACTTGTGTTGCCGGTGTTTAGCGCCATCATAATAAATTCAGAGCGCCTCCCATACCAATCAAGCTCTGGAATATATATTTTTTCCCCAAGCAAACTGCGCCTTTCACGCGGCATATTCTCAAAAGCGTCCATAATTGGCTTGGAGACATCTGCCACCAATTCATTCCTCGCGACCTCTGAATCTGCAAAAACTTGAAAGAAAAATTTGTGAAACGGCCCCATTCTTTCGCCATCGACCTGAAACGCCAAAAACTCGACCTTGGCAAGCGCTGCATCAATACTCACAAGGTTACTAACTCGCTTGTCTTTCCATTCGCTCCATTTGCCTTTAATGGTGCTTGGATAGCCTCTGCGATTTCCGACCGCTCGTTTAGTAACAGGCCGGGTTTCAAAACCGCTCATTATTTCTGTTATTGCATCAGCAATAAAAAGACGTTCGCCCTCCACCGTAACTGTCTTGGCTTCTCGCCCTTGCTTCTCGATGCTTGTTATGGCGTCCCGCAGAGTGCGAAACTCATCAAGCGTCAAATCCTGATAATTGGTTTGACCGTCCGCATCTATAATTTCTTGAGGAATATTAAAAATTGCGCTGTCGGTTTCTTCTGCCATTTTTGCAAAATCAAGCCAACTCTTTATGTCCTTAGAGAGCCTTGGTCCGAACTGATAATTCGATAATATGTTTTTGATTTGATCGACATAATCAGCTGCGAGCGTCTTGTAGTTTTTGCGCTTCTTTGTAAATTTACTAAAATACTTGCGCCCTTTGGCGATCTCTTCTCGCGCCTTAATGGCTTCCTTTGCCATGTAAAAATTCATCAGCTGCTTGAACTTCGCACGTTGGGCGCCCAAACGGTCGCCCTGACGCAAGAGCTTGCCGGCTTCCTTTGCGTGACGCCGCTCCGCTTGCAGAAACTCGCCAGGGCGCAATTCGCTAACCTTGCGCGTTCCAATCTTTTCTTGAGCCCAATTGCGAACAAACGCCGGTTTCATTTTATCTTTTGAGTCGCGGAGCGCGTTTAGCTCTGCGGTCAGTACCTCCGCAGTCTCGTCAATATGAACGCTATCGATCGCCGCCTCAACGGCCGAGCCATCGTTTCGCATGTCGCCATATTTTTCTTTTAGCTGGGCATCAACACGCTCTTGCACCACTTCCTCAAACGGGCGAGCGGCTGCCATTTGTTGCAGCATCTCCATGCTATTTTGGAACCCAAACATCTGGGCAGCTACATCGGGATGGACGCTGCTTTCTTTTGTTCTGGTTGCATAGATAGCCTTACCTTTAACCTTGGGTAGCCGCGCTAAACTTTTTGCGCTTTGCAAAACTTCAATGACCGCTTTGCGGTTGAGCCGATCGATCGAAAAGTTTGCTGGTAATAGCGAACCATCCGCCAATGTTTTTTGCGTCAAAGTCCACAGCGCCTTATATACTGGCTCCTGGGCAAGCTCCGAACGGATGCCGACAGCTATTTGCTCGCCCTCGGCTTCCCAAAAATCTTCTTGTTCCCGTTCAGCCTCGTTTAAATGTTTTTTAAGTTGGCGGGTTTTTGATTGATCTACCGCCCTTGCAACTTGCAGTTGATAGACCTCAAACTGCTTCGGCGTCATGCCGGCCTCTTCAGCACTATCGTACAACGCCTTTAAATTATACTGTTCGCGCACCAGTTCTATATCGGTATCAGATGCAAGCAATCGATCCATAACCCCGGCGACTTCTGGCGAATATTGAACGTCTAAAATGTCACGGCCTAGCCGTCGCTGAATCGCGGTATAAATTGAAACCAACCATGCGCGAAAACGATTAAAGGCGCCTTGCAGTTGCACTGATGGCGCTTGCCCGGTTCTTAAATAATCTTCAAACCCGCGAGCATATTGCTCATGCATCGCTTCAGTCAGATACTGCATGGCGGTCGTTGATCCGCCTTTACCCTTATATTCTTTACCGCCAGTTAAATCGCCCGACCGTACATAGGCACGAACATCGCCTTCGCTCATTTTGTCTAGCGCTGCCGCTGATTCACTGTCGCCTTTTTTCTTTGCATACCGAATGGCCTCACTGCGAATGCTTTCACTGTTTGAGCCCCACCAGTTCCGGGTAATGTTCCAGTCATCGACCAGCTGCTTTGTGCCAAACTCTTTTGCGTCCGACTTTAGCTGTTCAAGAAAAAGGTGACCGTTCTCATGCAAGAAAGTGCTGGCGTCCGCTTTCTTGCCCAGCCGAATAACTGTCTCATGCGCTCTTAGCTCGATCGAGCCTCGGCTTGGTTGCTGGAACTCTCGCGCTAGGTAGCTGGGGTCTGAGAAGTCGGATTCGAGTCCTCTTTGTCCGACAACCTCAAAAAGATTGCCATCCGGTCCTTCGATGACAATTGATTCAGCGCCTTGTCCAGCTTCTCGTCCAGTATCCCGAATGAGGCTTTCGACGGCTTCGGCGTAGCTGATGTCTGACGGTTTTGCACCGGTTAATTCTCCATATAATCTTTTTTCATAATACCAAAGAATTGCTTGTATGTCAGCAATAGTTGCATCAATACCGCGCTCTCTTAATTTGTCTTGAGCTTTTTGCACCGCCGTTACCATGAACTTACGATCGCTGGGATTGTAGGGCTGCTCTTGCAGAGCCGTGAACGCAGCTTTATGCAAGGTGTTTGCAGCCTTTTCGATTGCGGTTGTGTTTTTAAACCCTTTTGCCTTCGCTATTGCCTGATATTCGCCGAGATGTGCAAGCGCTTCATCATCAGTAATTTCTTGCCAAGGCTTATTAATTTTTTTGTCTTTAACATAAAGACTTTTAAATCGAGCAAGCCCCATTGGCTTGCCGTTCTTATCCAATGCATTGTTTAAGCCGGAAACCGGGGGCAGCATGTTGCCGCGATACCTATTGAAGGTGCGGGTATACCACAAGTCCATCGTAAGATAGCCACTTGCGCCCATAAGATTTGCGTAAAAAGCACCCAGCTTGCTTCCAAAAATTAAAGCAGAATATGGCATAACCATATCCACGGTGTAGCCGCCAATCACCGCCTTGCCTTCTGCCCTCAACTCCGCGTTCATTTCGCCAACCGTAAGTTGTCGCAATAGGCGTTCATGCATTTTTGCTGGGCCGTATTTATCTAAGGCTGTTTGCAAATTTTCAATGTTTTGAGCCACGCTTGCAACACGCCGAGCCCCTTTTGTGTCGCCGACAGGCAGCTTCCCGGTTTCTCTAAATTCGCTGTATATTTCTTGCGCTATTCGGAAGTTGTCCGCTACACGCTGACCGTCAGATGTAATTGCTAACAGTGCAGTAAAAAAATCACGACTATTCTTTGTGTTTTCTAAAACCGTAATTCCGGGCAAGTTGTCTGGATTGAAATCGGCTTCCGAAACAAACTCTGGAAAAAACTGACCTAACTTGTCCAGTGCAGCTTGATATTTCTCAGAGTACCAACCTACCCCGCTTTCCTCTGGATTATTTTGGTACTCAAACTCAACCTCATTGGCCATCCAGTTTGATAGCTTGTCTGATGCCGCGTCGGACCTGTCATTGCGTTCTACAGTGCCAAACTTGTCGCGCTGCCGAGCCTCAAGCGCAAGAGCAATATCTCGAACTTTATAACGTTTATCTGGCTCAATGCCGTATGCGGTAAGGTCTTCTGTTCCAGCTCTAAGCCCTGTACTTTGAAACAAAACACGCGGGAAAAATTCCTGTAGCGCCTCGCTTTTTTTACCAAACGCCTCAACGACCCGCAGACCGGCGCCCTCTAGCAGGTCTCGAATATCCTGCGGTGTTTCCGGCTCGACAATAGCACCCTGGAACTCGTCAATACTAACGGCTCGCTGGATTTTGGCTTCAAAATATTCCGTCGGTGCCTGGCGGAGATTCGCGAGAAAGTTAACGATCTTCTGTTTTGCCTCATCGCTGACGTTCGCAAAACCGTTGTCCTCTACCGCACTCTCGCCGCGGCGGGCAAAATCGGAGATCATCTCCACAACAGTACTAAGATAACCAAAAGAATTCGGATCGCCCGAATAAAACGCTGTAAGCTCTTGAGCTAGTTCCCCGAAAGCGTCGTCCGTGTCGTCCTTAAAAGCCTTCATATCGGCTTCTGTGACAATTCTATCTCGTGCGTCTTTTATATCGCGAAGACTGCGAAATTCTTTTGCGGTTTGGGCTCGTATGTTGCCGACACCATAACTGAACCTCTCTCCGCCACGCAAATCGCGCTTCATAATTCTGACAACGCTGTCGAGATTATGGGGGAGATACTTACGGCCAAAATCCGTAATTTTATCTAAGATGCGCTCTTTTGTAATTAGGGAGCCGTAAGTGTCCTCGACGAATTGATCGAACTCGCCTTCTCTTCCTTCGATGGCCTGTTCGGTTAATCCGACACTTTGTTGAACGCCGATTGATCGCAAGAAGGCTTGTTGTATAGGGCGTTCGCCTTTTAAAAACTTTGTGCCGGTATCAGATAATGTCTCTTGCAACCACCCAGGTCGATACGCACCCTCGCCTATCTCTTCTGCGAGAGCGTCGAGCTCTACCTGAGCCGCATCCGCGGCATCACGATCGACGGTCCGCTCAATATCACCGGTCGGATAGCGCGGCGAATAAACGTCTGCATCGAACACTCGGTTCCGTCGCGATGCCCGTGGATCGACCATCGAGGGCGCAGCGACCAGCTGGATGTTTCCGAAATTTGTGAATTCCTGTTTCGCGTCAATGATTGCGAGGGACGGCACCGGCAAGCCGCCCATCTTCACGGCGTGTCGGAGCTTCTCTTCAGAGATGTTATGGACAACGGCAAGCGGTTTACCGGTCCCGTCGGTGATTGTCTGGTGTAGGATATTAACATCCGACGTGTCGAAGGTGCCGCGATTAAATTGAGATTTTATTTGAGTTGGTTCGAAAGCAACAAAAACGTCGGCGGGTTCTAACTCAGCTGAAATTAATCCTATGCCATCGCTCGTCGGGCTGGACATACTTTTCAATATCGCGCCGTCATAACCTTGGCTTTTTGCGTTACGCAACTGCCCCGCAATTAAGTCTAAATCAATGTCATCCCTTTTGGTTTTTGAGAGATCGATCACTAGCGGATTCTGTATTGACAGAAAAACCGGCATAATGTTCGGCTGCATACTTTCCTTTTCGATTAAATACTCCGCTGCATTTTTAACGCGCCCTCTGCCGCTATCTGCATAATCTTTGCTCATAAATGCAGCTATTACGCTCATCGGCTGCGGACCAGCGTAAGCGCCGGCAGTTGCCGGGTTGTTGGCGAAGAAAAATCCTTCCTTTTCAACAGTTGGGGTTTTAAACGTCTTACCCAGTTCCTTCGGGTCAAACGCATCAAAATCGAAATTTGTCCCATGATAAACAACAAGCGGCTCGCCGTTTTCATCGACAACCTTGCTATCCCCAAACCAGTTTTTAAATGCTTCGCTACCCGTATCAGTTTGCTCAAACTGCCTAGCGTCACCCACCGCCGCATCAACCGCAGCGCGGATTTCTTGTGGTGAGGATTCAGCCGTTAACCCAGCAGCATCCATAATGCGGCTAATTTCCGTTGTGCCGCCCTCGTATTCAACGATCTGCCCTTGCTCTGCAAGCGATCGATACGGCGTACCGCCAACCTCTGCTTCAACCGCGTCCACGACCAAATCAGGATTGACGTATCCGGTTTCGGTTGCTGGCTCTGCATCAAGAAACCCTAGCTCTTCTTGAATTAAGGTGTCGGCATCTTTGATGCCATCTTTTTTAAATAATCGCGGATTTGTTTTGGGCGTTATGCCTCGCGCTGCTAGTTCCCCAGCAAAACGGCCAGCAGGATCGACGCCACCCTGCCGCACCAGAGTATCGATCATCGGCGTTTTTGCGAGCTTGAGAAACTGGTCAGCTGGCACACCGCCTCTGAACCTATCAATCGCCAAATCTATCGCATCGAAGCCCGGCATTTGTTCACTTGGCCCAACCATCCGCACATTGTCCCGGCGCCACATTTCAAGCGGAGACATGCCGCTCCGCTCGCTGCGGGTCGCGTACTTCTCACCCAGAAAAATGCCTAAAAATTGCGCTTCATTATCAGAACGCCCAGAAGCTCTGACTTGGGCTTCAACCTCTTGCCGGATCGTGTTTATGGCTACTTGTTTATCGACATCGAAACTTTCAAACTCTTCATTAAATTTTGTTATCTCTTCAGTTATATAATTTTCTTCATAATTTTTTGCTTCGGCGCCCGTCATTCCACCTTCGTCAAATCGCACATCATCAGCGATTTTGTCGTAGGATTCTCGACCTATAAGATGCGCGTACCCATCAGCATCAAGCCTAATTTCCGCACCTAATTCGAGCGCCTCTTGAAGACCTTCTTCCGTCAATCCAAGTGAAGCAGCAAAATCAGGGTCGCCTTCATCTTGCATATATTGCGTGAACTTCTCCGCATCGATTGTGACTTTGTCCACGCTATTTTCGCGCAGAACATCCGCCCTATGCTCTTCAGCCACATCTTTTGAACGCTCTGCCAGCTTGCTGTTTTTTGCCAGTTCATTGGCTTGCCGTGAGAGTTCTACTTTACTTTTGGCGGTTCTAGCATTTCGCGCATCGCGAATAGCGCGGCCACCTAGCATTGAAACTTCTACAGGCATTGTCGCAAATTCAGCCATAGCCTCTAAAACAACCTCACCCCAATTTTCTACTTTCCCTTGCGTTTTTAATTGAGCGAGTGCCTCACCGCCGCCGCCAAGAGCCGGTTGAGCAACAGTGTTAACCAAAAAAGTACGCAAAACGCTGCCATAATATTGACTAGCGACACCTCCAGAAATTGCGTCCATAGCGCCTATTATTACAGCACGATCTAGCCCGTACCTTTGTGCTTCAGACATAATGTCTGGATCATTAATAATCTTTCTAATATCTTCTGGCTTTCCTAAATCGTACCCTCTTTTTCCAAAATATTCGGCTGGAGAGACGAATCTTTCAACTAGACCGCTTTGCACTCCTAACATAGCTGAACCAGCCGCAGGGCCAGCAATTGCGGTCGTTATTCCAGATAACGCTAATTGAGGCGCAAATTCTCCGGCTATTTCCAGCGCCAAAGCTAACGACTTTCCAGGGCTCCTAAGTGCCACTTCAATCGCTGGCAATGGACTGTCTTTTCCAGCCTTCACAATTGCTTCTAAATGATCCTTCTGTGCCATTCCGTATTCGGTTTCAGAAAGTGTGAGCAAGTCTTGCACTTTGCCCAACCTATAAGATGCCGCGTCCGAAGCATCTTTAGATGAAAATATTCGAGAAGTTGCAAACCGTTCAGCGGCGAAAAGAACATCAACCGGGTTATAAACTCCTACTGTAGAAGTCGCTACCTGTGGAGACTCTGTACGCAAAATATCCATAAAAGTGCGCTTAGAATCTGATGCTTGTTCGGCAGATTGCTCCCCAATATATTGTTGATACATCTGACCAATTCGAATACCCCCACGCGCCACCGACCGACCGCCATATGTATACAAACTTTCAAACGCACTTAACTCTTCCGCAGAGTCTCCCGCTATTTTTACGTTTTTTTCTTTGTTAAAAAAACGCGCCGTTGCTGGGTTTTTGTCAACAATTCGATCAAATGCATTTTTTTGTTCAGCTTGTTTGTAAGGCTTTAGGTCTTCATAGACATCATCGGCATTTGACCCAGGCAACCTGTCGGCAGTTCTTTGCGCTTCGGCATATTTATCAGGATCAATTTCTGGTACTAAATTTTTAATGTCTTTCGCAACACGTTCTGCGCTTTCCGAAATAGACGGAATTAAGTCAAACGGATTAACAGACGGCGTTTTGCTTTGTGTTGGCGTTTCTAGTTCTTGCTCCAAAACAGGCGCCGGTGACGGCTCTGGCATTGGCTCTTTTTTCTCATCATCATCAACTTTAACTGGCACGGTGAGTTCAACCATTTTAATCACCTGTGCCTGTTACAAAATAAGACCTTCCACGATCAAGATCGTTAACCATTCGTAATGCTATAATGTGCGCGTAAAAACGCTCTATTCCATTCTCTTCTATGTAATTTTTTGCTTTTTGAGTTAAGGTATTCGAGGCCGCTGCGTCTTCAACAAGTCTAACAGTTTCGGTTCCTCCATCTGGGTTGTTTTTCTTATATTGCTCCCAGTCAACCTCTACCGCATTTTTTTGCTCTTCATCAAATTTACGATAATTAAGCAAAGCCCCTGGTGTTGGATTTTCTACGCTGCCAATATCAGTGGCAGAAAGTGGCGACAACCCATCATCCACATAAGCACCGATATATTGATTCCGTAAAAACTTCGATATCTCTGGAAGGGTCGGCCATTGTTTTTGCGGATGGCTTTGCTGTTGCTCCGTAATCCAATCATCGACCATTTTTAGCGCGTCTTTGTATTCTTTTTGCTTTGTATTATTTGCATATTTCTTAGAGCCTACACGAACATTCTTCGGAGCAATACTAAGCAATGCTTTTCTACCCGTGTTGTATGCAGCATCTTTTGATGCATTAATCTGCATCTTATTTTTTGCACTACGAATTGTAGTTGGTATTTTGTTCCATTCTTCCTTAGTAAATTTATTTGAGGGAATTGCTTCGTCATTAACTTTAAGTGTATTTCCTACCACTGTAGCCTTTGCCAAAACAGCGGGAGTAAGTTCCATAACTTTAGCGCCTGTGCCTGTAGGTTGCGGTGCATACATTATACCCTTTAATCTACTATTCTCAAACGACTGTAAATTTCTTATGTATCGAGGATCAGTAAAAAGAGGTTTTACAAGTGCTGCATTACCGCTCATCCATTCGCTAAGAGACATGCCATCTGACATTGCCTTAACGGCTTTCTCCATAGAATCACTTATAGCCATTTTTTCACTTGCAACAATGCGATTCCGAACCTTGTCTAATGCTGCGACCGCTGCCTTCCGAACGTCACCCGGCAATGTTTTTAGTTTCTCGTATGCTGTTGTTAATTTTTTAGTGTCCAACAACCCGTCGGCTGTTAAAATGTTTTGATTTCCATTGCCCACCACCGCATCGACCGCGTTAAAGGCTTTTTGCGCCATAGCACCGCTACGCAACTGCTTTAATACTGTACCGGCTTTAAGCTCATCCAATTTGCCAGATTTTACCATTCTCTTAGCAAAGTCCTCGGCACCTTGAAAATCTTGTTCTCCTATAAGACGCTCAATTCGGCCAACAACCATTTGAGAAATCTGTGCTTGAACCCCAGAAGCTATTGTCGCTGGGTCTGTAATCCCTTGCTGTTTTAACGAGCCTACAACCTCAGACTGAACAATCGCAGACGCGCCATTAAAAATTTTCTCATCTCCCAGTATTCCTGATTGTTGCGCCTCCATTAACCTCGCAGCCGAATGTATTTTTTGAGCATTATTCTTTTGACTAATATGAAATTTTGCCGACGCATTATAATTTTTCTCATACCCTGCAATAAAACTTTTGGACAACATCCGTTTAACAGAATCATTAGACGCCTTAGCCAAAACTTCGTCGTAATGCTTCTTCATTGCCCCTTGAAAATTGCCAGTAGCCGCAAGCGTTTCATCGTTTTTTGAATTATAATAACCAGTTTTTTGCGAGGCTGGATCATTAGGGTCTAGCTGACCGCCATAACTTTCTATGCGAATCCGCCGCATTGCTTCTGCGTCTAATTTTTTTGCCTCTGTTTGATTGTCTTTTTGTTGAATGTCGATAGCCACTCTCAACATCTGTTTGCTATCTTGTTCTAGGCGAACACCACTGCGCTCAGCCTTTTCGCCTTTAGCTGCGCCAAAAGTGTCAGGCGTGGCGGCCCGTGCAGTCTGGTAGGGGCTACCCATACCCCCAACCTTGGTTACCTTGCTAATATCAAATTGAGGCACACGCATGATTTAAGCCTTTCTAAAACTGTACCATTTTGAAGCAACTGACCCGAGCCCAGAAACCGCAGTTCCCAAAGCACCAGAGCCCGGCGCATTGGCTACGCGCAAATTTAATAATGCCGCCTCATTACCAAAATTCTGGGCACGGGATCGAAGCTGAAACGCTTCACGTTCCGCGTTCGCTTGGATACCAAGCGCATCAAGCTCTCCAAACTCCGCAGTATCGGCGAGCAAATCAAGCGATGAGTCCTCATCAACAATCACACCCATGCCGGCCTGGGCTGTTCTCTGCCGACCCTTTAGCTGCGCCGTTTGCAATCGGCTCCGCTGCGCTGCAATCTTTCCCCGCTCAAGCGCATCTTGCGCCTGGAAGTTTGCAATCATCTGATTGTTACGCGCCACGCCGGCTTGATAATTGGCACTTGCTTGCATTGCTTGCGCTTGCTGCGCTTGGCCCTGCATCGACATGATTGTGCCAACGCCGCTTGATAATAAACTGCCAACTGCTAAAACATTGCCAAGCGATAGAGTTGAAGCGGTCGCCGCGCCGGCCGCCGCGCCCGTCCCTGCCGCTAAGGTAGTGCCGACCGCCGCCGTTGTCGCAGCTGTGGAAAACATAACCATTAGTTAAGTACTCCTGCATAAGTGCTTTGCAACTGTGTTAGCCCCAGGCGTTGATAAATTTTTGGAATAGAGTCCGGGCTGTTTGGCAACGAATGAAATGTTGCAAAGGCCACATTCTCATTTTTAATATGATCACGAACCGCCAACAACAGCCCCACACCTACGCTCGGCGGCGCACCATCGTGTGACCACCACGCCAGTTCATCGGCCATCATTCTCGAATAATCAAAAATGTAAGGCGTTACCAAAATACCGACGCCGCCAACGCACCGGCCTTCATGGTACGCTAAGAAAACAACCACGCCCGGTAACTCCAACAAGCGATCGATAGCGAGGTTTAAATTGTTACGACCTTCTTCCGTTGAAACGTCAGGTAAAACATCAACTCGATCCGCGTGTTCCGCAAACGCCGCGCATCCCTCTTTAATGTCAACAATGTGTCGGCCATTATTAAAATCCGCTCGCATAATCCTCATGCATCCGCCCTCCAAAAAAATCTCTGGAATAGCCTATTCTCCACACCCCATTTTTCGGCGTGACATAACTTAAAGCCTAAGAGCCGTAGCCATTTTAGCGCGGCTACGTTTCGGATATCCGCCCAATTTTCCAGATACGCAAAAGCCGTTTTCATTTGCACAATCACATCACGGCTTCCGACCAAAAACGTCACTGGATGCTTTTCCACCAGCCCAGTCGTCAGCAGCCAGGGCATGCCAGCGTTTGACATTGCATGTCGCCTAACTATTCCATACATGCACCCAACCTTGCCATCGACCGTGCCGACAAAACTCGCTTCAGATAATTTAAAGCTCATCATCGAGCCCGTTAATGGATCAACGCCGTGGCTTGCTCTAATCTCATCAATGTCCGCCTGTCGCATATTTTTAGACAGTTCGATCGCATGCGCTTCGGTTGCTGCTATAACTTTGAAGTCAGGCATCATCCACCTACCGCCACATCCGGCACCACCGCTAATAAAGTAAGCGGCAGCGGGTCCGTCTGCCGAATAAATATCCTGGCGCCCGTATTCCAATCCGGCGTAATCACAACCTCTCGATCGCCTGTAATCAGCTGCGTCGGCTGGCCCAGCAATTCAAACTCGCGCTGTTTCATCTCGACAAGATTATCCGCGTCCGGGCCGACAAACCCGCCCCTCGTATCCTCAAACCGCAGAATAACTTTCGATACTTTTTTAAGGCGCCCCTGGATTGTGCCGGCTTTACTCGTATAGTTAAGATCAAGCGTTTCCAGATCGGTTGTGTAGTTTAACCCCATATGAACGCGGGATGCCGCGCGGGACAGCGTGACGGCGCCAGAGCTAACCGTAAGCCCAGCGACCACGTTGCCATCGGCCAAACACGCCAGCGTCTCACCCTCTAAATGGTCAAGGCCAGAGATCGAGGTGACCGCCTTGCGAGCCTCTCCGCCGCTTGTGTAAGCGGTAAAGGCTGAGCCATTAATGCCGGACAATTCAAACGTGTTGGTTGTTTTTCCAGCAACCGTAAAACGCAAATCATTTATTTGGCTCATGCCTGTCGCAGCGCCGGCCGAATTAACGCCGGTCGTCACATCAGAAATATCAATTTCATCACCATTCTCGAAACCGTGACTGGCCGCCGTGATAACAACAGGGTTAGCTTTAGTTGCCGCGGTGATTGTTACCGGATTGTCGAGGGACAAACCGCAGTCTGCAAAAAAGCAATCGCGAACATCATCGAAGTATCTCGTATGAACACGCTCCACATACTGCACTGTATTGCCGTTAACCGTGCGCTCGACCACACAATAAACAGCGTCCTCCACATCGGATGACTCTCGAACAGCGCATACGCTTTTATATGCGCCAATGGTATCGTGTCGGGTCCAGGCCACTACCTCTTGCTCTTTATTATAGGTCAGCGTCAGCATCGCGCCGTCCGACCTACAAACCCACACAATTGAATGCGGTATTTGCTGATACCCCCACTCTTTAACCGTCTTATCTTCAAACAAATGGCTCGATAAGATGGTTAAATCGCCACCGGAATAGCTATCGCTCTCCAATGTATAACCTAGATTACGAACCATCGATCCGCGATCCTGCACATACAAAACCGCACCGCCACAAATCAAAGGCGGAACATGGCTTGAGCCAATATATGTTTGTGGGTTTTGGCGGATGGTACTCGCCGAAAACGCTACATCCGAGCCGGCGTTGATCTTCCATTCTGCGCCAGACGTTAAACACAACAAATCCGACTGCGGAACAAAGTGCCTGATCTCGTTAAGCTGCAAAGCCGACAAGGCAGCCGTAATTGCGTCATCATCTCGCGACGGCGAACTTACATTGAAGTTCGATTGATTACCGGTTTGTGTATAGAAAATAGTATCGGGCTTGTTGTTCGTATTACCAAATACCCGCCGTTGCTGGTAGTAACTAACGCAACTGGGATTATTGTTGTCACCGAAAAACGGGTTTTTTTGTTGCGGCGGTGTGTCGGTTAAATCAGGATCAACGTTATCATCTGTAAATTCGGTTGAGGTGCTTGAACCGATGAACCCGTAAATACCGGCATCTTCCTTAAAAATATCGTACTTCTCGGCGCCAGCCACAGCCGTCCAGCTAATAGTTATTGTGTTGCTCGTAGACATCGCCGCGGAGTTAGCGCTTGTGAAATCTCGCGCAAACGTGCCGCCAGATGCATAAGCGGTATGCCCGGTGCCGTCTTCACCGCGAAGCTCAAACGTATTTGTAGCCTTGTTTGCTACAACAAAACGCCGCCCGTTCAATTCGGTCATGCCAACAACGGCCGCAATATGAATTGTATCGCCGTCGTTCAACGCATGACCGTTACTGGTTATAACTACCGGATCAGCTTGCGTTGCCGCAGTCAGCGCAGTAGTCGAAACAATCCCCGGCAACGATTGTTCGAGCGTGTCTTCCGCGACTGCAACTACCTTGTATGCAAAATTGATACTTCCGCCTGTGGCTGGTGATGCCGACAAACCCGTGGGAAACGCAATTTTGGGCTCAAACGTTGGCGTAGTGAGGCTCCATGTCGTATGGCCGGTACGCGATAACTCGCGAACGTCATAACTGGGGTGTACAAGGGTGAGAACATCGCCAGACTGTGCATATTTTAACTCCGATAAATCGCCATGTGCGTAGGGTGTCACAATCGTGTGAACCCGCTCCGCCTTGCCGGCACTTGAATAAGATGTAAACGCACTGCCATTCACATTTGCGCCGGTTACTTGGGACTGTAACTCAAACGTGTTGGTGGTTTTGCTGCTGACCAAATACCGGTTTTGGTTCAGCTGTGTCATACCCACAACTTCAGTAATGCGTACCTCGTCACCATTCTCGTAGCCGTGACTATTCGCGGTAATAACAACCGGATTCGCCGACGTTGCCCCGCTTATGGTTTTAGCAGTCTCCAGAACATGACCGCCGTTGCGAATTGGCCGCATGGCAAGATTAGAAAATTCTAATGCGTAGGTATCGGAACTCGACGCCTCGAAAGGGATCAACCGCACATTGGTACTATGCGCCTTTGCCGGGCCAACAAATTTTGTCCCAGGGCGGTTGGCTATACCGCCCGACGGGTAGACAATTGCATTCTTTGCCGTTCGTAATGCGATCGCATATTTTGATATATCAACACGACCATATAGACGCGGCGCAATCTCCCCAGAAGCAAACGATGGTTGTACCAGTTTGACCATTTTAAAAGCGTGACCTTATCCATTCAGCATCGCGTGGCAGCTGGTCAATACCCTCTTGTGCGCTCGACCCTGTCGCGGATCGCAAGACGGTTTGATAAATTTTAAAAACCTGGGCTGAAAGCTCTGGATCGCCGGTAATTTGAAAAGCAATATTGCTGGCAACGCGATAACTTAATGCATCAATAAACTTACTGCTAAACAGTGTTGGATCAGACTGATCAAACGTGTAAATCATCACAGCGGTTTCAAGATCAGTTAGGATCGACTTGAGCGACCCGCTACTAATTGTTTCCACCGTAAACGGTATAGCGTCTGCCGCCTTGCCTACCGGGTTCACTATAAACCTCGCCTTGACGCAATCGCTTGGATAAGCGTAGCGATATGACCACTCGGCCGGCGGGTCTTCGCCCGACAACAGCGCCAGGGTTTGACGCTTTCGCGCAAACGGCCAGTTAAAATCTTCCAGCACCTGATTGCGCGACCAGTCAAACCACAGCTTGCACACTTGCGCTTCGCGGCTGGCCTCATCGAGACTCTCGATCGAGCCCTTGGCGCCGACATGAGACAGCCCGAAGTTGCAGATTTGAACGCTTGAGATGCTTGGCATCGATCTATTCCTTTAACACTTCCACCGTTTACGCGCCTGACGTAGCCGGCTATTTGGATTCTTGGCCGCTGCGGGAAACTTTTTCATTTGCCCGGCTGAACGAGCGCAGTAGGACTTCCGACGTTTGGAAGCCGCTGACCCGGCTTTAACCTTACCCGTGACAGCGCCCTTGATCTCGGACCCCGGATTAGCTGCACGGTGTTTGCGCAGTCCCGCTTTGCTCATGCCAGCACCAGACTTGGTCGGCCGATAATTGGCTCCTTTGCCTTTAGTCGTTCTGCGGATAGGCGTCTGTTTCTTTGCCATATTCTTCGGTTTCGTTGAAATCTAAAGATTCAATTGCGTCTTCTTTGACCTTACGAGGCCGGCCCTTCTTAGCTCGCGCCGGTTTATCCTCTTCCACTACCACCGCATCCGCCGGCAGGAGAGTGCCGGCCGGTATTTCTACCGGCTCGACACCCCCCTTAAACCGAGGAAACTCAGGGATAATAAAGTCTCTTTTCAGTATGACTTTCATCCCTCAATCCTAGTTAGTTGCATCGCTGTAAGCTTTCCAACCATGCGGCTCGGACGTAATAAAGGCCGAGTAGGTGCCGCCGGTCGTTGTGGCGGCTCCGATAATCAGTTGAAGCCCAAGGAATTGCTCGTATGCATTTCCCTCGAGAGGCAACGGTATTACCTTTGTGTGCCCAACCGCATAGGTGCCAAACGCCTCGGCGCCGGTATCTATGTGACCTGTGCTTGTCGTCGCGTGGACTGCGGCACTGTTATCACTCCTCAAACGAAACTGAACAGTGGCCGAGCCTGACGAGGCAAACGCCTCATCCGCTTGTATAACCAAGTACAAAGGCTGACCGTTACCAATGTCTCGGGCAACGCTCATATCAACTTGGTTCGGGGCTAGGAACGTGCCAGCGCTTTGACTGCCGTCAGCTGCGTTAGCAAATTCAAGTCTGCTATCTACCATCATTTTCTGTTTACTCCTTCTTCAATTTACTAGGAAACAGCCGCTTCGTCGGGCGCCAAAGCGTCCGTTCGGCGAACAGGTATTCCGTCATAAGTTACAACCGACTTGCCTCCAACTTGCTCCATCGTCAGTGTTGACGATGAAACCTTGCTGGCAATTTGACGACGCAAGAACGACTTAATTGTACGCGAGCAATAGAAAGCCGGACGGCCAAGGCCGAGGCTTGGGATAAGCTCTATCGCTTGTGCCATCAAATCAGTTAAGTCAGCACCGCTTGCAGCATTTTTCGTCAAGTCAGACTTATCGATATTGGCAATACGAACAACGTAACGCCAGTCACGAACCGTCAGACCACCACACCATTTATAGTGAGTGCGATAGGCTTCCATTCGACCGCCGCTACCGTCCACATCCTCGATGGTAACTTGACCTTTGTCAGTCATCTCAAGACCGCCAACGCTGCCTTTTGGGTAGAGGCCGTGGCAAGTGTTTGGCCCCCAAACAACCAGCCAGATCGAAGTATTATCCGAGCCGGAGCCGCCACCGGAAATGATGTTTTCACCATTGGCAGCTGACAAAGAGTTAAAGCGCGGAGCAAAGCCCGTGAACTCTTCCGGTGCGCTGGATTCATCACCAAAAAATAAAGTATCGACATATTCTTGGTTCATGCCTTCAAGATGCCCCCGGTCTTCAGACAAACGGAAACCAGCCGTGTTGCCGTTAAGATCAGCAAGCGCCTTATCGACTTCGGCATAGGCTTCCAGCTGGCCGGTATTGTCGGTCACCTGGACGGTTGTCGATTTGGTCGGTTGAACGCCACCATAGAGCTTGCGCCATGTTGGAATGGGCAAACCTGTACGAATTGTTGTGCGGTGACCGGTAGGAAGATTGCCTTCCAGCATGGTCATATCGTCCAACACCTCGTTGGTTTCGTTTAGTATTTCAACGATCGTATCAATACGACCATCGGGGTCCATGCGCTTGGCAACGTCCGCCAGCGTTGGATTGGTTACGCTAAGTGCAGCCATCTTGACTTACTCCTTAATTGTAATGACAACGCTTGTGCATTTGTCATCACGGTTTGCAAAAAAGGGCACTACTCTTGCCCCATGGTTGGGTAGAGGATTTCAGCATGTGTCTTCGGTCCAGTGGTTGCTTTGCCTGGGACCATTGCATCCTCAGATATTGCCTTGCCGACTCTCGACAGTAACCTAATAAACTCCGGGTGATTTCCGGCGCCGGTTACTGACATAGCTTCGTCAAGTTCGGGTGTTCCAAACTGCTTGAGAGCTTTCTTCGCATCGCCAAGATTGCTTTCAAACTTTTCCCCACCAATTTCCTTATCGGTTTTGGCTTGATCTACCCATGTTTGCTGCGTCTCTGCCCACATTTTTTGCTGATTTTCGGTCGCTTCAACCACTGCGTCTGTGTAAAGATCGACAAACTTCTGTGCGTTATCTTGATCCAAACCGGCCTCTTTTGCGATCGGCTTAAATTTATCTAACGCATCGTTATCCATCTCCACGCCTTCCGGCAATGTGAATGCTTCGTAATCACCAGGAGCGTCTTGCTTCTCGTCACTGTTAGTGTCCGCTTTAGCGTCTTGCTCTGCTTTGTCGGCTTCTGCCTCGGCCTCTCCCGCCTTGGCAGCAGCATCATCCTCCGACCCTTGACCATCGAACATGGTTTCAGCTTGCGCTTGCGCCTGATCTTCTGGTGTTGAATCGTCGGTCGCCTGATCGTTAGCAGCCACATCAACGGCATCGGTGTTATCTTCCGCATCTGTCAGCATAGTTTCTTGATCAGCCATTCTTTAAAAACTCCTCTTCGTTTTTGATCATCATGTTTGCATACGCCTTGGGGTCTGCCGCTACAATTTCGCTGAGAACCCAAAGCCCTACTTCACGTTTCCCTTCATTGAAGAACGTTTGGCTGTTGCCCGTGAAAGATGTTTCGTAGAGTTTACATCGAGCGAGCAACCGCCAGAAAAATTCTTTACCGCCGTCGCTTTCAAGGATGTCCCGCAATGCGGACAATTGATCCTCTCGCTTGAGCTTGGTTTTTGTCTTTCGCGATTTGACCTGATGTTCATCGCTGGTGTCATAGTTAACTTTATCCTCCTGCATCACTGACCTAACATCGCTTGCATAGCGTTGCGTTCATTGTTCTCGCCTTCATTGCTAACCGGCGTTTGCCCAAGGTTCTTGCCAGTTTCACTTGCCATTTTCGCCATTTCGGCCGCTTGCTGCATCTGCATCATTTGTTGGCGCTGCGCTCGTATTTGCGCCACCACTTCATCATCGCGAATAATACGCGGATCAATACCGACCATCGTGGTGTATTCATCAATCGCCTGATCCAAATCAATCTTATCGATAACGCTGGGATCGGCTTGTGCGAGCGTCTGAACAAACATTGTCGATCGTTCGAGCGCACCAGTGCCGATTGATTTTTGCGCCATTGCCATCACACTGATGTATTCAACGCGCAGCGGCGAGCCCTGCAACTCATCAGGGATTGGCGGCAGTATTTCAGCGCGAGCCATGATGTTAAAGGTTCGATCAATTAAAGGATTTAGCAGTCGGGAATGAAGATTCTCCAGCACTGGCCCAAGTGCTAAAAGTTTCTCTTCTTGTCGGGCATCAATCTCGCGAGCCGTGATTTGGCGCCGGTCACTGTTCGCCATCATCAAGAACAGGTCAGCATAAAACGCTTTGTTTATCCTACCTTCGACTTGCTGAATATCTGCCATCAATTCCTGGATTCGCGGATTAACCTGGTAAATCGGCGACAGCCCTTCGCGTGACTGATCGTTGTCGTATAGTGTTAAACCGCCTGGCAAACTGTTAACCGGGATATTACGCAGAGAGCTTGGCCCTTTTAGTGGTGGGCTCGCGAGCTTATCAATCGCTTGCGCCTTGCGTTTCTCCTCGATTTGCAATGCCTTTACATCGCCTAGGCTCGTCATCCCAGGACAATCGGTGGCGTAGATGTCGCCCCCGGTAACCTCCCAACGCGGAACCATTATCGGAAACTCATCAAAACCCTGCTCACTCAACAAACCTCGAATTGCGTTTGGGTGCTGCCGGCCAAGTTCGTAATATACCGATCGATAACGTTTGTTCTTTGAGTCTTTTAATTTTAGATCGCGGTCATCGTTCGGCTCAACCGCATGCACTACCGGGCGCCATGTATCTAAATTGCCTTCTTTGTAGGCCGTCAACGTATCTTCGCTTACAGCGTCCAGGCCCCACTTTTGGACGATTTGACCCACACTCATATCAATGACGCGGTAAAAGGTATCAACTTCGTAGCGATCGTTAATAGCTATGGAATACTCGCCTACCGGATGATGATAACAGCGAATAACATCCTCGAAATCTTCCATAACACTCATGGCGCTTGTGCCAAACAAACCAAGCTCGCGATATAAGATAGGCAGCACTTCGTATAGATTGGACTGCGCAAATATTTCGCGCATGATTTTCTCAACGTCAGACAGCCACACCTTAACTTCTGTTGAGTCCATCATCTGGCGATCGTGAGTTGCCAAACGAAACCACGGCCTTGCCGGCGACGTAATACCCGCCATCATTCCACTGCTTAATGTTTTGAGCGCCTGACCGGCAACGCTGTTTATAATCTTGGTGTTCTTTTTCTCACCGCGATTACGATCGGTTCGCTCGAACCGCCCACGGCGTGGCGCAATGTAATCCGCCAACTCGCGCCAGTGTGAAATGAAAGACGACCTTTCAAGTTCGAGCGAACCCCGCCGATGCTCAAAATGCTCTTTAGCAGTTTTATGAGTGTAGTCCATTATTGTCCTAACAACGTCTTACCGGTTGTGTTTGCCGTGCCTAGGTCTTCACTCGTTGTCAGCAATGTGCTTGACCGGCCTTCTGCTAATGCCGCCCGGTTCCGCTCTTGCTGCCGCGCCCTGATCACAGCATCATCCGTCCTTTTAGGAGGCGGTGCAGGTGCTGCCGGCGGTGGTGGTGGTGCTGGCACACTAGGTGCGCCTCCTCCAATACACATGACTTATTTCCTTCTCTTCGCTGTTTTTTCACTACGTTTAAAAGCTCCGCGGCTTGGTGCGCCTTTTGCGCCAGGTCGCCGCATTTTCTCGCCGCTGCCAGCTTTGATTCTGGCTCGTTTGCGGTTAGTATTTTCGTATAATCCGCGTTTCGCTTTAGGCATGAGCTTCCTCAAATGGATTGTAATCAGAGTTGATCCGACCATGCATGGTCATGCCAGCCGGCATGTGGCGCGGCGCCACAGGTTGAGCAAACGTCAAAGCCAAGGCATCGCCCATATCGGGTGATGCGGCCCCGCGCTTCTTCATGTCGGATTTCTTTTCTAAAAGGATGGCATTGTTTAAATTGAAACCGTATTCAAGCCCGGTCAGGTCTTCCTTTAGTTCGCGATCATCAACAATGGCTAGATTGTTTGCCAGCGCCTCACGCATGTTGCCCCACATTTCGGCTCGCTTGTTGGCATATGATCGATCGGTCGGGCTCGAAGCCGACTGCACTTCGCGAGGGTCATAACCCAATGCTCGCAGCTGATCGACAACGCCACCGCCTACCCCTCCACCATCAACAAACAGCGCATTACATTCTCTACCGCGTACCTCGAATTCTTTAATGACCTCAATCACTCGACCAGCAACTTGCACCGTATCGAGGCCACGATACTTTCTGACCTCCCAGCTTTGTGCATCACGACCAACCCTTGGATAGATTACAGTCTGATCATCACCAAATCGCGCAACGTCCACACCTATAATTAATGGCGCATTGCTATCGTCGCTTGGTTGGCGTTCAATTGCTTGCTCTACAATATCACTGCTTATGAATTGCAAATCACCAGCCGATGGAAAGTCACCGCGCACCCTGATCTTCACAAAGTCTGAGTCTTCGCCGTAATCTTCGACCCATTTATTCAGCCGGTCCTTGTTGGTGATCGCGACCGTTCGGCTATCGATCGATCGCACGTTCCAACGATGCCTAAACTTGCCCTTGCAGTTCTCAAAGAACCGGCCGGTATTGCGGGTTGGGTTGCCGAACTGGAACCACATTGGCTCACCGTCCGTCGTACCGCCCTCGGACACTTCATAGATTTTATCGGGTATGGCCGAAGCCTCATCGAAAATATAGAACGGCGTCGAGCCGGCAGAGTGTAGACCAGCAAAAGCTTCGCTGTTTTCTTCGCGACACGTTTGCGCATCAACCCGCCAGGTTTCCGGGGTATCCCGGAACACCAGCGACATTGACCCTCTGCCACTCGAATAGTTAAACCAATGGCGTGTAATGCATATCCGTAGCCATTTTCCAAGTTCGGCCCATGTCTTGGTTCGCAGCTGTTCAGCTGTGTTGGCCGTTACAACGCCTTTGCAATTTGGCCGTGTGGACATAATCCATAAAATCAACCATGCCGTAATGGCTGACTTGCCAATTCCGTGACCGCTCGATGTTGCAAAGTTAATCGGATCAACCGCGTTGAAGCCGTCAAACCCGCGCAATGCAACTTCATTTGCTACATCTTTTAAAAAATTGATTTGCCATGCGTCGGGTTGACGGCCTTCCAGTTCTCCCTCCCCCCACGGAAATGCGTACATTACAAAACCCAATGGGTCGGCATAAAACTTAGCAATGTCGGCGATCAAAAGATCGTCAGCACTCGTCGCCGTTTTCATCAATTGTAATGCCACTACGTTTGCGTCCTTCGTTTATCGCGTCTACTAACTTTCCGCTGACGTTGACTTCTGCTTTGACCTCGGCGGGGATGATCTTTTGCAGCAACGCACAAAACACCCGGGGATCGTCCTTAGCCACCTGCACCAAATAATCAACGCCTCCAGACAACTCAAAAGCTTTTGCAATAGCCGCCTTAACGTCAATCGTAAGCTGGCGATGCGGTCGCTTACGGCCAGCAACATTTTGTCGAGCCCCGCCACTACTACGTTTTTTATTTTTTTGACCATCTGCCATGTGTCTTCCAGATTTATCGATGACAAAATAACAACTATTGACCACTAGCGCAACACAAACAAAACCCCTCGCCGCAGGGTCAACGACGAGGGGTGAGTTTGCAAGCTATAGAAGCTCACTGGGAGGAATGCCTTACTTTTTTACAGTATCAACTCTTGTGATTATGTCAATCACTTGATCGACCGCGTCCGCTGGGGTTTTTGCTTTCACAACATGCGCCAAATGATTTCGATCGCGCAATGCGTCTATTCGATCCTGCTGGCTAACCGACAGCCGACCTCGCGCAGTTTTCATTTCGATAAACAAACAACGTCCGCCGTCCAGGTAGACTCTAAGATCGGGCTCGCCGGCTGCCATACCCAGAGCCTTCCGCCGGGCTCCATCCCGCAAAGATCGGCGCCCGGCATTTTGATCGGCGGCAAACAAATAACCCTCTCGCCGTAAATGTTGCGCCACGGCCAACTGCAAATCGTCCTCTTTCCATTTTATTAATGGATTATCCCACGATGCTTTGTTTAGAATGCTCAACGAAACAACGCCTTATTTTTTTCGGCTGCGGTTTGTTTTGCGGCTGACCACACGCAGATTACTGCGCCGGTTGTCATTTGGATTCTTGTTTTTGTGATCGACTTCCCGGCCGCTCAAGTTCGCCCCGGTCGCCGC